GCTTGATTGTCTGACTCTGAAGAAAAGAGTTTAACAATACATGAGGAATAAAACTTAGTAGCCTGACCACCAGAAGGCTGCTGGCTAGTATACATAGCATTGATATTGTTACGAGACTGAGAAATAAGAACAAGCAAAGTTGGCTTAACTTTATTGTTTGCATAGTTAAGCATTTTCCATGCGTTACTAAAGTCACGGGATTCTGCTCCAATCTGTTTGGTATTTTCTAAGGCTTTCATTTCATCTGTATCTTTTTCAAAATAGATTGCAGGAAGCATTGATGTAATTGAGTCTACTACGATTAAGTCAACGCCAGCGTTCATAAGTCCAACACCGACATCCACCATATCACTAATAGTTCTTGCTTGTGAATAGATAAGTTTTTCTGGATCTACCCCAAGAGTTCTAGCCCAGTCTTCTGAGTATGACATTTCTGAGTCAATCCATGCACATAACTTGCCCTCTGCTTGAGCGAGAGCAATCATCTGAAGGCACATAGAGGACTTTGCAGAGGACTTTGATCCCCAAATAAGAACCTGTCTACCATAGGGAAGCCCACCGCCTAAAGCACGGTTTAAACCAAAACTAGGGGTAGGCTGATATTCATAGTTGACTCCTACGCCACTTCCAAGTCGCTTCCTTAACTTAGGGTCTAACTGTGCTAACGCTTCTTCTATACTAACTGACATGTACATCCTCCAATGTTACTGTTCCGTCTTTAGTCTTTCCAAAATTAAACTTATAAGATTTTCCTTCTTCAATATGCATATATGCTTTTGCAAAAGATGTAGGGAATACTGTAATAGAATGCAGTTCTCTACTTGTATCTGCAAGAGTAAGAGATGCCATCTTCTTCCCCGTCTTGGTAATTCTTGGTTTAAAAGATACCACAAACATTTCATCATCTTTGTATGGCAACTGCTTGTATCCTAAAAACTTAACAAGAGCATGTGATGATTCTTTTATTTCATCAGATGGAATGAAAGATACAATCCTGTTGTCATTACAAAGAACCAAGTAAGAGCGACCAGTCTCAATGGTCGTATTTTCATCGTCAAATATACCAACGCTGCCAGTTTTGTCCAAAATTTCAACTCGTGACCATCCCGTTCCTCGTTTAATTGATTTTACCATACCCATAAAAATATAGGATCCCTTTTCTTCAAAGTCTACAATATCCTGAATAAACGCATAGTAGTGAGAAGGTATTGTAATATTAAACTCTGGAAGGTTTAAGTACTCATATAAGTTCTCTTTAATCTCTTGATCATTTCTGGGATTATCGTTAAACGTTGCTGCACCGATGACTCTAAGTGCTTGGAGTGCACGACTGTTTACTCCGTTTCCTTTTGTAAATGTAAATTCTTCAAGTTCTTTGTACGAACCAAATGGTCTTGCAGACATGTATCTTTCACCAATCTTATCGGATATGAACTTAATAGCACTGAGTCCAAACCTAATACCTTTGCCCTCAATTTTAAAATCAATATCCGAATCGTTAATATGAGGCAACTTAATACTAATACCCATTCTTTTTGCTTCAATAAGATATTCAGTTCTTGCATCTTTATCTTTTTCATTCTTTAGAACTGAGTACATAAACTCAAGTGGATAGTAATACTTTAGCCAAGCGGTCCAATAAGATAGAGTCGAGTATGCTACTGCGTGTGACTTGTTAAACGAGTAACCTGCGTGAGCCTCAAAGTCATGCCATAGATCACGAGCAAGATTCGGAGAGATAAACTTTGATGCACCATCTACGAATTTTTCTTTAAACTGATCAAATTCTTTAGCATCCTTTTTCTTTCCAATGATCTTTCTAACTTTATCTGCTTCCGACATGGACATACCGCCAAGGTGTACGCATGCTTGCATAACTTGTTCCTGGTAAAGAATACAGCCATAAGTGTCCTCCGTAAATTCCTTTAGTACTTGGTGTGTATAAGATATGTTCTGACGACCATGCTTACGATCAACATAGTCCTTTCCAATAGTATTCATAGCACCTGGACGGACAAGAGCATTAGATGCAGCAAGTTCATTTAAGTTTTTAACACCCATCTTAACAAGAAGGTTTGTGTATGGTGCTGCTTCGCACTGGAACACACCCTTTGTGTATCCATCTGAAAGCATCTGGTAAACATTTGCATCATCCATCTTGATCTTAAGAAGATCTATTTTTTTGCCATCTCGTTCTTTGATTATGTCAATAGTATTTTTAAGAACAGATAAAGTCTTAAGACCCAATGCATCAATTTTAATTAGGCCAATTCTTTCTGCTTCTTCCATGTCAACGCCAACTACAGGAATTCTTTCATCAGAACCAGTAGAAGATCTTGTCTCAAGTGGTGCGTATCTAAAGATTGGCTCTTTACTTGTTACGACACCTGCAGCGTGGATGCCTGTACCACGAATGCGACCACGAAGTTGTTCTCCATACACTTCTACTTCTGGATACTTCTCACGAAACTCTCGTGTTGATTTTGAACTACAGAAATCATCCCAAGTATCTACAGTCTTTAGCACCTTATTTACATCAGACAAAGGTATGTTTAATACTCGTGAAACATCTCTAACAATTCCTTTACCCGTAAACTGTAGGAATGTAGCAATAGATGCAACATGTCGATACTGTCTAACTAAATAATCTTTAACTTCTTCACGACGAGTATCCTGAATATCTGTATCAATATCTGGAAAGTCGTTACGCTCTGGGTTAATAAATCGGAAGAACAAAAGATTATGCTCAATAGGGTCAATGTCTGTAATCTTTAGTGCATAACAAACAAGAGAACCAGCAGATGATCCTCTGCCTGGGCCAACCATAATCTCTTCTTTCTTAGCCCAGTTAATCATGTTGCTTACAACAAGGAAGTACGGAGCAAACTTCTTATCCTTAATAATCTGCAATTCTTCTTCAAGTCTATCAAGGTACTCTTGGTTCTCTGACAAACCTCGTTCTACCAAGCCTTCTAATGCAGCCTTAGCAAGTTCCTTGTCAGGACTCTTATATTGTACTGGTAGTAGGTTTAGACCTTCTTGAATTCCATAGTCTCCTACTGTCTCTGCTAATAGTAATGTGTTTGAGTAGATGTCTGGTCGATCAATACCCTGCGATTCCATGGCTGCTTTGATCTCTTCATAAGATAGCAGATGGATATCAAACTTATTAAATGTTATCTGACGGTCTTCGCCATAAAGATAGTCAAGGCGCTCCATCATAGTTGCCTTCTTCTTTGACTTTTCGTATGTTGCATCCTTAATAAACTTGCCGTGTGTATTCATGAGCAACTTAAATTCCTGAACTTCTTTTTGAGATGAATCAACATGGTGGCAGTCTGGTGTAACAACCACCTTGATATTAAATTCATCGGCAAGTTCAATAAGGTATTTATTGATATGTGCTTCGTTATGTGGCATGACCTCAATATAGTAGTCATCTGCAAAGCGTTCTTTAAACCAAGAGATATACTTTTTGGCAATAGCAAACTCTTCTTCTTCTAATGCTTTTACAAGTACGCTGCTTGGACAAGCAGAGGTAACAATAATTCCTTCTTTATATTTTTCTAAAATATTAAAGTCAAACCTTGGCTTCTTAAAAAACCCATCTGTCCAAGATAGTTCGCTAATCTTATTTAAGTTTTCTAAACCAATTTGATTCTTGGCTAGAAGGATAATGTGGTTGTAGACAAGATCTTGTTGACCTTCTCTTTCAGACTTATCTCTTGTATCAGATATGTCTGCACACATGTATCCTTCTAGACCTAGAATTGGCTTAATGCCCTTTGCTTTTGCAATACGGTGCAGTTCCCTATGCCCAGATAAAGTACCGTGGTCGGTGATAGCAATTGCTGGCATCCCCAACTCAACTGCACGGTTCACATATTCTTCTGGAGTAGCAATCCCATCAAATAAACTAAAATGGGTGTGGACATGTAAGCCTACGTAGTTCATATTACCAATCAGCGTTAGTTGCTGAAGTGGCAGATGGGCCATCAAAACCCAAATAGAACGCTTCTTGTTCTGCGTATGGAATCTTGCGTAATGCAGATTCTAGTGGATAAGGCTTGATGTCTCCCCAATTAAATGGTTCCTTATCTGGTGCTGATGGAATAAGTGTGTAATTGGTTTCAGTACCCTGACCATTACGCTTCAACTTCCACTGCACATTTGAGATGCTTCCTGTTTCAAGGGCATACTCACGAATTGTGTTGAATGATGATTGCTTACTGATACCCATTGACCAGATTGCAACATATGGTGCCTCAATGCCATCATCTACAAGCACGTTGCAATAAAAACGAAGACGTGCTCTCCAGCCAGCCTTTGGATCTTTGCGGTGCATTTCTTCTGCCCAGTCACGACCTTCTGTATCCATTGTATCTACAGCCTTACGCTTGTAGTCTTTTGGATTTGTGTGTTCTGATACAACGATTGCTAGACCACGTTCAGCATTGTAGTTTGCTGAATCTTCGTCAAGTTCTTCTAAAAATCTAATCTTTACAGATTGTCCATCTGCAAGTTTTAGCCACTTAACCTTTGGGCCGTCGCCACCCTTTGGGCCATCTAGTACTGGACCCATTTCTTTTATTCCTCTTAGTATTGCCATGTGTTTTCTCCTTGTGTTGTTATATTAGTTTAGCATAGACTGTATTGATTTGTCAAACTGGAAGTCCAGTTCTTTGATTGACTTATCGTCCATGTCGCCTATATCTTTATATTGATTATTTAGTTTTATTACGGATACACGAGAACCAAGTTTTTCAACTATCTTAGTTTTCATGTTTCCACCTGCTTCATCGTTATCCGCAATTACAATTATATCATTGAAGTACTTTTGAAGCAATTCTATTTGTATGTTTGATACATTGGATCCGAGTGTGGCTACTGCTGGGAAACCACACTGATCAAGTCTGATTGCATCAAAAGAAGACTCGACTATGTAGACCTTCCCAGAACTCTTTACTCTGTGTAGGTTGAAAAGTGTTTTAGATTTTGGAAGACCTGGAGTATTTTTAAACTCTTTACCTTCGATAGATCTTCCAACAAACCCAATTGGTAAACCGTCTGGGCTATGAACTGGCACAGTAACCATGTCCTGTTTTTCTGAATAACCTAAACCAAATTTTGATGCTGAGTCTTTATTAATTTTTCTATAGTTAAAGTATTCATTTGCTCTGCTAGAAGATAGCAAAGAATTATGAAGACGTTTAAGAACTACTTCATCAAACAAAGTAAACTCTGGTTTTTTGTATAGGGCTTTGTCTACATCTTGTTCTATACTTGTTTCTGTCTCTTTGCTTTTTATAAATCTTGCTGCTTCAAAGTAAGTCCTGTTTGACATATGCATAACAAACTCAGTAAGTCCAGTTACGTGGTGGCATGCAAAACAAAAAAAGGTGCCATCTTGCTTATCTATTTCTCCTGCTGGGGTTCTGTTATTATTGTGATATGGACAAAAGATTATATAGTCTGAGTCTACCTCAGATTCAATCGTTACACCTGTTCCCGTAAGGACTCTTTTGATTTGCTCTTTTGTGTATAGATTGCTGTGCTTCCGTCTATTCCTGCTATCCATTCGCTTTGTTTTCTCCCCGTATATGTTCCGTGTACTGTTAGTTGAAATTCAAAATATTTTTTCTTATGATTATAGTCTAGTGTAAAGTCTGGGTTTATGTCAAGCCTTGGCACATATCCAGATAGTCGCATTTCTGATTCAAGTAATCTAATGTATTCTGTCTTAAGCCTACCAAGGGCTGACTCATCATGTATAAACCCATCAAGGTAAAACTTTTTGATAGGCCTATGATGATAGAAGGTAGGAGGAATATTTTCCTTGATTTTAGACATACCATATTATAACTACTTATCTTCATAATCTTTGTATCTGTAGTATCCCTTGTCAAAATCCACTTGAACAAGGAAGTCTCCCATAAACCCATTACGATTCTTTCTAAAAGCGCATTCAATAATATCACTATTTGATGCTCTACCTAAAGCAATAACCCAGTCTGCATCGTAAGCAATCTGTCTAGACCAAGCCGTTTGACCTAAAGTAGGAACACCACTAAGATCATTAACATCGTCTGGTGTTGCAGATGAGATAGCAATAATTGGAACTTCTTCACCAATAGCCATAAGTTTAAGTTCTCGTGAAAGGTTTTTCATTCGTACCGTTTCATTATCTGACTTCTGATTAGGAGCCATTAACTGAAGGTAGTCAACAATTACAAAGTCTGGTTTGTACTGATCAATCTTTCCACGAAGAACTGATGGATTAATCTCTCCACCTTGGTCATTAGAAATAATATGAAACTCTGGTTTGCCCTGTAAATGTTTAGCATGCCAAGCCTTAAGAGTGTCAAGTTCTACTTCTCCATTGCTTAACTTCCTATGAGACCAAAGCCCCTCACCCATAATAGTAAATACACGATTACGAACTTCTACTTCTGACATCTCAAGGGAGATTACAAGGGGTGTTCTACCCTGCTTCCAGGCCTGTACAGCAAAGTATAGAGCCATCCACGACTTTCCTATACCTGGGTATGCTAGAAAGACTCCTAATTGCCCTGGCATAATTCCAGATGGAAGATAGTTATCAAATCCTGGAAGATTAGTTTTAATTCCAACGTGACCAGCAGCCTGCTGAACCTTTAGGTTCTCAAAGTATGCTATTGCAGATTCAAGATCTGTTACATCGATATCCCGAATGGTTGCAGTATTTTTCTTTAACTCGGAAGTCTGAGTAATTAAATCATTTAGCGCAACAGTACCCTGATTATTTTGGACATTGCCTGCTGCAGATCTTAGGATATCTTTTAGGCTATCATTTAGGTACTCGCCTTGCAACTCTTCAAGGTGGTGCTTTGTTGCACCAACATTTGCTATAGGAGCAAAGTCTCTAAACTTTTCTGTAACAAGTTCTGCAGGTGGAAGGGATTTATTGTTTTCAAAATACAGTCTAATAAAGTTCCAGATATCTCCGTGAGTTCTAAGAAGGTTGTCAACATTGGCTTGTAGGAGTACGTGAATCTGCTTGTCTTGAAGAACTGCAGTAATCAGTTTGGACTCTGTATTATTCACTTAGCCACTCCTTCGCCATTCGTCTGCGTTCTGCTCTTTCATTATCATCTTTACTTTTATCTTTTTGTGCCTGTAAAATTTTTTCTGCATTGTATGCAAAGTAGTTCCAAGAAGGATTCTCTGCAACCTTAAAATAATACTCAAGTATATCGTAACATCCCGAAATTCCGTATGATTCAACTAAGGCATCTGAAGCCCATTGCTCTACGTTTAGGTTAAGGGATGGCTTTGATTCGTACCTTGCGGTATGATACTTGCTGTATCTTGAAAGCAAAGCCATTCGGTCTTTGCGCTCTGCCATTATTCGTTAATTTCTGCCTTTGCTTCGTTAATCTTTTCAGTTAACTTATCTTCAACAAACTTATAAACTCTTTCAAAAGCCTGGTTTACGTTCTCTCCATTTTTACGTGAATCAACAATTCCAAGATCAAGTCTTAGCGATTGAAAGTTACCAAGGTTAAGCGTGTATCCAAGCGTAACAGATACCTTTGTGTCTTCGTTTTCCATTTCATACCCTTCGTTAAATGGACTCGCTCCAAATTGGAACAAACTGTCCGTCTTCTGTTCTTCTATATGTAAGTATACCATCTCCCATTCTTCGTGTCAATTCTTGTTTGCTGGGAGTAATATCATTAGTAATTAGTTTATCTTTTCTTGGTCTACCAATATGGTGTGTAGCAAGTATATCACGAATCTCTCTTACCTGAGATTCTGAGTAGTATGACCTTACTTGAAAACCTCTTGCACCACCCTTTTGAGATCCCATAGGGAAAGGAATAACGCCTCTCTTCATTAAGTCTGGCATATATTTTTTATGACGATTAACTAAATCAGCAGTCTCTCTAACCGTATATGCCCGCTCTCTTTTCTTTTTAAAATCACCAATTAAACAACTTTCAATTTGATCTTTTGTAATATTATAAACAGACATTATTCCATTAGACTTATTAAGATGATAAATTCTTACAAGATCTCCATTTAAAAACCAAACTTTTTTATTTCCTGGTATTACAGGGAGGACATTGTACTTTTCGCTCTCAATACTTCCTTTTTTAACAGCCATGAACCCTCCGAAGAACTTTGCGGTGGGTTATAAAAATTTCTTGATCCACACATAAGACAATAAGTTTCAAGGTGTCCGACTGTGCTGTGCTGTCTATCAAGAAACATTCTCCCACTACATTTTTTACATTTTAACATTAATTGGGCACACCAATAATAATTAGATTAATATCAATGGATACATCTCCAGATGTATTGAATCTTACAACACCTTCAAGTCCAGAGGTTGTTATGCTTTTTAGAACAACTGTAACATTTTTACCAGCAACAGTGTTACCAGTATTTATTGCTGTTGCTGTTGCAATTGGAGTATACTTGAATTCTCCAGCAAAAGAATAGGTAAATGATTTTTCTTCTCCAGCGGTAATTGTTCCACTGTTGACTACACGAACATTACCACCAATAACTCTGGCCTCACTGCCTTTAATGTTTTGTCTACCAGCATTTGGAGTATCAATTGATGTGTACTTGTATGTGGCTGGAGATATTGCATTAGACAACTCATTAACTGCCTGGGCTAACTGAGAAATATATGTCACATCTAGTGGTTGTCCACGCTCAGGTAAAGGAATTTTTGCCATAGTGTATTAATTATACCATTAAAGGGTTATCTGTGCTGAGGTAAAGATAGATGCCAGAGGAAAATATTGCCTTGGATATGTTGGTAACTGAATTGCAACCTGAATAGTAGTAGCCACTTCATCTATTAAAGTAGAAAACTGTGTAGATGTTGAACTTGCAATATAGTTCCAAGATTCATTATTTAGTTTAAAATAAATATCATACTGATTAACTATGGAGGTTGGCTGTTTCCAAATCATTGTGACAGAGTTTTCTATTATCTGAACTGAGCACGTAACTTGTTCTGGTGCATCTTTAGCAACAGAGTAGTACGGAGACCAATGAGAACTTCTATTTTTATCTTCAGAAACTATTCTATATCTAACTAAATAACTTTGCAATACCCCGTTAAATGCTGGAAGATCTTCCCTTTTTATAATTACTTTTTTTACTACTGGATTTGACATTAAAGGACATCCATGCCAAATCTAAATTCAATGTGATTTGTAGTGTTTGCATTCTTTACTATTGTTTCTGAGTTAATATTTTTAATAACTGAGTATCCAGATAAACCATAAACTGGATTAGAAGAAGTTGTATTCTCTAGTCTTAAAGCATCCAGGCAAACATAGTAGCCATCGGAAGGAACTCCATCTTTAATTACTGTTGCATAAACCTTTACTACGTCTACAACACTCCATGTAAATCCAGTGCTTTTATATAGATCTTCTAATTTTTTCTGTGAAACAAAATATCTGTTTGTTGCAAAATCAACTCCCAAATCTGATTCTTTTATAATTATTTCAAACCTTGCCCACTGACCAGTTCCATGAACGTCAGACTCTGCAAACTCAACCATAATTCTAACCTCGTCTGGTTGAATTATTGACTCTCCATCTTTATTTATTACTGAGAATGCTAACCTTAAATCATCAGTTGGAGCATTTTTATTAAAGTCAATTTCCTGACCAGTTATGTGTATATGCTTTGAGTTTAATGGAACAGTAATCCGTCCTGATAAAACAGAAAGATTACTTAAATCTCCTCTGAGAACCATTATATTATTTAAAAATCTACATCTTTCATAGCGTGAAGATCTTTCCTCATTTGTAAAAATTCTGTTATCTGCATTAGTTTGAAAGGCTTCACTTGTTGTACCTATAATATTGTCTGGTGGGGTTGACCCTGAGTCTAATGGTGCATAAATCGGAAGGATGGCTACAGAACTAGTTTCTCCATGATACTCCCAATTTTCTGTATCACTAAAAGCATAAACAGTTTTGCTGTCATAGGCTCCTGCAGTTGGGTTTGCGCCTGCAGACCAAACCCCTACCTCTGTTATTTCATATCTTTCTGCTGTAGGAAGTTCTGCGGTAAAAACAATTTTTGACTGACCTTCTTCAGTGACATATCCACGAGAAGTAATGGGTACACGAAACATCTCAAAGTCTAATGACTTTTTATTTGAATAGTCTCCAAGAGTTCCGTCAGAAGCAAGGGGGGTTGCTCCACAGCCAATCGCAATATGGGAAGCATAGGCAGGGGCTTGCCCAATAAGATATTTAGCCAAAATATTCTTACCTGTATTAGTTATCATTTTTACACCTCTCCATATATTGTACCATTAAGTATCTCTCCACCGTCTAATATTTCTACATCTACCTGCTCGTCAGGCTCAAGTGATGAGACATTTATAACAAGATTTCCAGTGGTTGGATCTATATATACCACTTCTCCATTTGGACCTGTTCCATAATTTGGTAACTTTAACTCTAGCCTTATGGGAAAATTTTTAAAATATGTGTCAGAAGTACTTTCTAGTTTAATTATATTGTTTGGATTATATTGAATATATAGATCTTTAAGGTTTTTTATTGGACTGTATAGTACATCTTGTCCATTTATAGTATCATTCCTTGAAATATTAATTAATTCTTGTCCCCCAATATTTTCAAAAACCAAATCTATCATTATTTCTTCATCTAAGATTGGATTATTAAGTGCAATCAGGGATGGGGTTGCAGCCTTAGTTGCCTTTTGTGACAAACTTAACTGTTGAGAAATAGATGTGGACTGATTTGCTACTGCATCTGTTGCCATTAAACTACCTCACTTAAAAATACTGTCATTGATGGACCACTTTGATCTTTAGAATACTCTATATTATACACAACAAATCTACTAGCACTTGGCGAAACCATGTTAATTGAATTATCTACATAGTCTAGATTAACTATATCTCCTAATTGAATCATTGGGTTTGCAAAAATTTTAACTCCGACAGACTTTCTTGGTTTCATTATTTTATTAATAACCCAGGACATTAAATCTTCTGCAGCATCATGTGATTGAATGTATGGAACTTCTAGACTAAAGTCTTTTTTGCCATAAGACATTCTGCTTAACTTTATATCTTGATAATCTTTTTTAACTTTAAGTGGAGATGATACCAGCGAAGATCCTGACAATTCTGGATTAGCAAGGTTGCTATTTTTTGAAAAATACTCATCAACTGTTAGGTCTATATTTGATTCCTGAGTAAATGTTATTCCTTGTATTCTTAAATAATTTCCAGATGTTGCATCTAAATTCAATGTGGTGTCTGTTGAATTAAAAATTAAAAACTCTGCTCCGTAAGAGCCTGCTCTAAATCCAGAAACCGTATACCCCTTTAGTCTATTAAAAGTAGGAGATAGTTTTGCATAGAGGGCTGGGTATGCTTGATCATACTTAATATTAAATGATGCTGCTTCCCTCATTATTGTTCCAAATTCTTCAAAGTACATGTCAAATGCTGGTGGCTGTGCTGAACTTATTCCAGATAAATATGTCCCTTGAACTACCCCGCTCATAGCATATTTCATAAATGATTCATTTGCATTTATTTCAGAATCTTCAAATGCTGCGGCTATTGGAGCATTAATTTTAAAAGCAGTATTTTGTGAGTAGTTGTTTGCTAAAGCATATATATTTTCAAACATACATCTTGATGAGCCACGAACAAATAGTGCCATATTGTTATATGCTGGAAGTGGATCTTCATCATCTACCTGTGCAATAAGATTATTATTTATATATAAAAAGAATCTTCTTTTTGTTCCTATGTCTTGATATTCAACAGATAGATCATAAACTGTTGGACGCTCTTCTGTAGCCATTCTATACTGACCAGTAAATTTTCCATCATCAACTATAATTCCCGCCAGACCTTCATATAGTTTAATTGGAATAGCAGATGATCCAGAGGCTTTTACTTTATAGAAAATTACATCATTTACATTTTGTTTTTGAGAATCGTTTAAATTATTTGCTCCTAGTGCAATAATTTCAAAGTAGTAACCGTTATTTGTTGATGGATTAATCATTACAGCAAGACCACCAGATCCACCAACCACACTTATACTTTTGTCTGGAGTGGTTCCTGGAACTGTAAAATATGTAGAAGCGCCGATAGAAGTTTGTCCACGATTTCCATCATTTTCAATTTTCCCAACAATTCTTATTCTAGTTCCAAAATGTTTATACTTATTATCTAATTGTTTGTACACATAAGAAACAAAGTCAAGTGGAGATTCTGTTGTAGTAAATCCTGGACCGTTCATAATCAATGCGGATGATTGTACTGTTCCTGCTTGTGTAGATGACATAGCATTTATATTTGATTCAGAGATATACTTTGATGCTAAAGCATTTTTGATAATTCCGTTTCTTGATGTTTTTTGTGCAAGAGTATTGTTTATTCCTGCAGGGCCTACAGTTGTTGCTGGAGGTGTTTGATCTAGCCTAAACAAATACTTTGATTCCATGGTACATCCACGGACATTATTATTATTAGACCAATAAGCGCTAATGCCTGCTGAATGGGAGACAACTGATGTTCCAAACTGTCCTCTTCCGTGTTTAGCAACCGCACCATTTTTTAGTTTAGATACACCATTTACTTCCTGGTAGTTTGGCTCAGAGTATATTCTTACTAATCCCGTTGGATAAATCTTTCCATTAAATGGTAATGATGAAAAATATTTTTCATATTCCTGAACGCTATTTATCCAAACATCGCCAGTGCCAGAAATGTTATACTGAACAGCATCGTATTTAATGATTTCTCCATTTGAATAAAAGTATCCGTTATATCTTGTTATAAAAAAAACTCCTTCTCCAAGATCCATAACGTTATCAATAACTACATTATTCTTTACTGATGGAACTACTGATGATAAATTTGAATTTAAAGGTATTGCGCTTAGCGCATACGTTGATTGGTTTTGAATTTCTTGATTTATAGACTTTGTACCTTCTGATCCTCCTAATTCCCAAAGAACTACTGGCTTATATATCCAAATTTTTTCATTGTCGACAAGGTTTGCCTGCTTATAGGTTCCCACTGATCTTTGTATAGATCTTGCAGTATAAGTAATTTTTCCATCATTATAAACCTCATTATCCTGAGATGTTATTTCTAAAATATTTGAAAGTTTATTGTTTGTTCTTTCATTTTTAATAACTCCTGTATCAGAAAAATCTGTAGTTCCATAAAGGGTTACGTCTATTCCTCTTTGATTAACTGATGGCATAATGTAGTCTTTGCTCATCATAACAAAGTTATTATACTCATCAAAGAACATAGCCGTCTGAGTTGATATTGCAAGTTCTTCTAAAACTTCAGCCACGCTTTTTTCTGGAGGAATAAAGAAATAAGGAATAATAACTTCAGACTCTCCATCAACTCTTTTAAAAATATAATTAGAAAAACCAATAGAATCTAGCAAAAGGGATACTGCTGAACTAACAGATGTATTTGTAAGCAAGATTTGTGGAGCAATCTGTGACTCAAAATAAAAATATAAGTCTCTAAGGTTTATAGAAACTTGTTTAGACTGATTATCTATTTTTGGAAAACCGTCAGAGTACATAGTTTTTATTGGAAGGTAGTGCTCAATTCCAGAATTGTCTGTAATAACTTCGTAAAGTTTAATTTGAATATTTTTAGAAACATATTTACTAATGATGCTTGAACTGTTTAAGGGATGAAAAGCGTCATCAAAATCAAACAAAGAAATTGATCCTGTTGAAGCAAGAAGTTGACCTACTGGTAATCCACTAATCCCTAAATCGGAAGCACTCTTATTAACAGAAAAGTCTAAAACTCTATCACTTAGATTTGCTACAAGTCTTGGAGATAATTCAATTAAATCAAATGTGGAATCAAACTTATTCATGCTATCTATTACAATTCTTATTCCAGAAATATATTCAAACTCTTTATACCTTGTTTGATTACTCAAAGTGAACGCTGGAGGATTGGTTAAATCAGTAACAAAGTTTGTAAGAATCCCAACGCTAGAATCTTCAAGGCTCCACCCATAAGAAGGAATAAAAGTTTTCCATTCGCCTTTATACCAGATATAGTATACGCCTAGAGACATGCT